CAGCAAAGTTGATTACAGCAAGAAGGTTGCTGTAGACTTCGCCAACGTGACGAGGAGCAAGACCCAACGCAGTAGTACCAAAGTCTACAAAGAAGACGTTTGAACCATAGTTTTGGGTTGGCATGCCATCACCATCGCCCACGTTTGAGCCGCCTTGCACGGGACCCTGGGTATTATTACCAAACGGTTGATCGAAACCAAAGTCGCCTGGGGCACCAGCGCCTGTTTGGCCATTATTACCGGCAGGAGCACCGTCAGCAGCAAAGCTGTTAGCGCCAGCTTGGTCCTGGTAATCGCCTAAGCCGTTAGACCACTGACTTTGGTTCTGATAATCGTAAGCGATGTTACGAATAGACTCAACCAATTCACGGTCGATTTCCAAAGCTACTTCCTTTGACAGAAGTTCAGTTAGCTCACGCTCAAGATCGAGGTTGTGGTATGCACGAAGGTCTTGTGAAGCTTCCAACGTCCAGAGAGCGCGGAACTTACGAGTACGTGCGGTTACAGCCTGTTGCTCGATAGTAAAGTTAACTTCTGGAATACCAGAGCCACTTAGACGCTCACCCGCTGATACGAAGTATTGAGCGCCAACAAAATTCCGGTTCGGGAAGGCAGCGATCTGACCACCAACAGTAGCTGAAGGTAAGGTAGTGCTACCAGACATACCTGAGTATGCGAGAGCACCGGACGGACCAAACGAGGCTCCAGTTGAGGATTGGCTGTCTAAGGACGCAAGTCTATTTTGAGTTGACGCAATCCTACCGCCGTAAACCATACGGTACTTGGAGTAAACTACTTCAGAATCCGAAGAACCATCAGTAGTACCGCCGTCACCTGCACGGTTGTAACCCAGATAGAAAATCTGAGAAACAGGACCTTGCATGGGCTGGACGCCACAGATCTTATTAGCAATTAGTTCAGGGAAAACCCTGCGAACGAGAGGGAAAGCAAATTTCTGAAAAGTACCTAGGTTACCAACGGTAGTTGACTCTTCAAGCGTCCCATAATCACGAGCCTTCTCGGTAAGAATGCTCTTGGCCTGGTTCTCAAGAAGAACTGCGGTGGTCTGACGAGTTGACTCGTCAGTGATACCTTCTAGGAGTGGCTCCCACTTCTCACAAAGAGATTGATTTAATTCGGAATTCAACATTTATTTTGAAAGGTTTATTACGTCTTCAGTGAGGAAGATATTATTAGCCGCTTCTAAAGAAGGACAGCTCGAATCGGTTTCGTTAGTAATAACGACAGCGGCTTCGGAAGATTTAAACGGTAGTTTAGCACTCTCAGCCAGCTGTTCGTTGGTTTCGTTGAGGTTCTCTACTTTGTCAGTAAGCATAGAATTCTCGTGGAGGGTATTTTGTAGTTGACCATTCAACTGCTTAACACTCTCTTGTAGGTCGTCGATGGTCTTTTGTTGCTCGCAAACAACAGAGTCAACATCTTTCGACTCGACCTCCTGAGCGACTAGGGTACGAATGGTCTCATAGATCTGATAACCATGCAATACTTCGTCATCGGCTTCAAGTTCTTGGCGAGCTACAGCTTTTAGCTCGTTGATCTTTGAACGCAGGAAGCCGCTAACTTTCGACTCAAGAAGTTTTACTTCTTTAGCTACGCCTTCCTGAATCGCTCCCGCAACAATAGAACGGACTTCTTCAAGCCCTGTTTCGGATAGTCCGTCAGGTAGAAGTTGTGCAATTTTTTCGATGGTATTATTCATAAAAAACTCCTACTGTGTGTATCTACCTACTTTAAGAAAAAAATACTCTTTTTTCAACTTAAAAGTCCCCTTAAAGCGGTAATATAAATTTTTTCGGAAATTAATGGGTCATTTACATTCACGCACGAACGATTTTCCATTAATGATTTGTGTTCTACTAGTTCCGGGAATGCAGTTTGGCAAGAGGGGTCAGCAACCATATCCCAAGTAATCATCTTGAGATTCTCTTGGACGCGGTAAGCATCCTCTTTCATGTCAAATTCAACGCTACCAGTAGCACGGGAAGAAATACCAATACGAACTCCAGCCTTAGCGAGTTCTTGGAGAATTCTTCCAGAGGGAGTATCAAGAAATTCAGCCTCTCCCATGAGGCGCTTGCCTTCCATACGAAGATCAGTAATAATATGCGAAACGTTTGCGAGGTGTACTACTTCGTCGCTTGGGTGGTCTAGCTCCCCGCAAAGACGACGCTCGTCAATCATAGGTTGAAGTTTCTGAGCTTCGCGTACTAGCAAGTCCTTTGCGTATATTCTTCCGTTTCCGTTTTTCCTGTCGGCTTCACTAAAGATACCACGAACTTTCATGGTCTTATTGTTTTTGCCTTCGCTAAGAATCTGTAACGGTTGAAAATTATTGAAGTCGCGTAGAAGTGCCATTATTTCTCTCCTCCTAAATATGTAAGAAAATCATTCTTATTTTTGTTTTTGGGACGATCGGTTTTCTTCTTTGCTCTTTTTGCTGGTTTATTGGGGTCCTGTGCGGGTGCACTGCCAGCAAGATTAACGCCGATACACCCCGCCGTAGTAGCCTCTTGAATTCTTTCTATGACCCTTTTCGCTTCGTTAAGGATACGAAGATCTTCCTCAGAAATAGCAAGACTTTGGGTGTCCGGAACAGTGTGGCTCGTGCTTTCAACGATAGGTTCATTTTCTATCTCCTCTATTGATACCCCAGCGGCGCCTTTAATAAGCGCGGTTCGTTGCGCATCATTCATCTCAACTAGCTTATCGTTCGCGTTCATCGATGGCATGTGAGCCTGATGTCCTTGCTTCGGATCGTAAGGATTCTTCGAGGGGTCTGTAAGAGCCCCCTTTAGAATCTCATCCGCTAGTTCCGCATACGATTTAGACATGTCGTTACTCTAGTTCTCCTCGGCGTCACCATGCGCGGCGGCTGCTGCTATGGAAGATTTCTTGGAAGCTGGCTTTGCGCCTCTAGTAGCGGCAGTTACTTCTTTGTCAGTTACATTAGAGTCGTCAGATTGACCGGGAATATTAATTTTAGGAGCTCCTTTTGGGGCGGGCTTACCGGCTGCTTGACGCTCCTTATCACGGGCAGCAATCTTAGCAATTCTGTTTTCAGTGCCTTTATCGAGCTTTTCGTTAAGCTTAATATAGATATCGCCTCCGTAATCAAAGATATCGCCAAGACCATACTTGTCTTCCTCAAAAGATACTTCGTTAACAAAGAGATCCTTATGGGACTCATCAAGTTCCATAGAAGTTTCGTTATCTAGTTCGGAAGCACGAAGGAATAGCTCGCCGTCAACTTCAAAAACTTCATCGTCAAGAACAAAAACGGAATCATCCCACTCATAAAGGGCTGGAGCCTCCTCTTTTTGGACTTCGACTTCTTCTTGCTCGACAGCCTCTACTGATTCGGCGATCTGATCTTCAGCCTGGGGGGTAGTAAAGCCAAGTTGCTCCAGTATAGTAGCGCGTTGCTTCTCAGTAAGACTTGCTTGCCCGCAGGTGTTATTTTCATTAATGATATATTTCATTGTTGTACGCAGGGAATACCCCTAGCTTTATTTAGTAGTATACCTATTAAGTATTTGTTTTTTTCGCAAACAGATTTGCAGGAAGAACTTTATTTTTCGCCCATCCTCTAAACCGACGACTTAAAAATGGTACAATAATAAAAATTAGTAAGTACCATTCCCCGACAGTTTCTACAAAATTTGATGCTTCGTGTATAGTTGAAGCTGTTCCCCCGGGCGAAATAACTTCAGAAGTTCCGGGAATGAAGGGACCGTTATCGTACGGGAAAGTAAGTTGACCCAGCATAACTCCCCCCGCTGCTCCGGTTGCTGCTCCGGCTGGACCCAAAATACTTCCCCCCGCTGCTCCGGCTGCTCCTCCGATAATTGGCGCTAGGATAGAGCAACTGCCCAACAGCAAGAGGAATGGCGCTAAAAATCTCATTCAGAAGCGGCTTCTTCCGCGCCACCAGGTAAAACCTGGACGACAACATCGCTCAAACCACCGCAATTAGCGGCACCAAGAACGAACCCTACAATGAGAGTGAGTAATAGCTGCCAGTTTTTTAAAATAATGGCATTAAGTTGTGCTAGAATATTCTTCCACATAATATTTTATATAGTTACTGTTTAATCAGATAAGTTGAAATCGCCAAGGCTTTCTTGTATTATATAACCAGATATACTTAAACTATTCCCTACGGGGATAGAAACGGCGTCTCCGCGAGATCCGCCTCGAACGTAAGTTCTTACAAAATATCGGTTTCCGTCTTGTCGGATACAGGGGCTAAAAAAGTTGGCATGGGATCCAGTATAACCATACTTTGAGTCGGGGTCTCCCCCGCCCGCGCCGTATATGATTGTGTCATCACCAATCCGCCCGTTGCTGTAGAAACCGTAATCATATTTAGGTCTCTCGGTAATATCATCAGTCGTGGTTCTCCATCTAAAGAATACGCCGATTATTCGTTTTCCACGGTCTATTTCCCTAATTCCATTAGTAATCTCATAGCTAATATCAGATGTAAGAGCAGCGGTATCAAAGACTTCCCAGTTGTATCCGCCATAAGGAGTTTTTACTGTTTGGACTGTGGTACCTTCTAACTGCCTAATTAAACTGGCTAAAGTATTTTCTGTAGTAAAACCAAGTTCCGCCAGTTGGTCAGACATTCTATTCTCGGTAACAAATGGATTGGTTGCGTCCGGACTTTGAGAAAAAGCAACTCCTTGCCTTTCTTGAAGAGATAACTCAGCAGTTCTAAATAGCGGGCGAATATCCTTTAGATAGTTTCCTGGGATTGGAGTACCAGCTACAAAACTATTCGGAACAAACACGTACGCAAGAGGTAAGAAAAAAGAACTATTTAAATTTCTACTCGCGAAAGCAAACATAGCGTCTGCTACTATATCGTCCCTCGAATAAAGAATATTAACAACATCGTCAGGCATGGGGACAGTACCAAACTCAGGGTCCGGCACTACATTGCCGTCTAAGTCTCTTCCATAGTCGTTAAGCCGTTCTTGCGCAGTCCCTATTGTAAAGAACCTTCTCCCTACCTCATTGACTGTGGTTGAAAGTTGTCTTTTATGCGAATTTGAGTTTTGAACGATCCCAGCACCTTTTACAACTGCTAATCTTGGAGTACCGTCACCAGTAGCTACTTTCCCTAATCCGTTTGGACCAACATTCCCTGGCAGGAAGGGGTCGTCCATCGCACCATTTACTGTTGTTATGCCTATGAGGTCAATCCTTCCTAAAGGTGGAGTAGTCAGGAAAGTGTTACGATCCATTGAGGTTCCAAATTCATCAGAATTAAAAGCATCGATAGGGACACTGCCTCCAGGGAAATTAAAGACTGCTGTTCTGGCGATACCGTTTGCGGGTTTAGCCTCTCGACTGACTCCTTCATTAGGAGGGTTAGACACGCTGTACTTTCCTCCCTCCGGTCCCTGCCCTGGTTCAGTTGCTGGAACGTTCATCTCGGTTGTTCCGTTGTCTACCCTCTTTGCGTCGGAACCTCCTAACTCTCCTCCGTAAACATCGTTGGTTCTGTTGGTTCTACCGACAAAGTTTCCCGAACGAACGGCTACCTGCCCTGGTAGACCTACATCAATATGCGGTTGTAATTCCCGAATCCCGGCTCTAGTAACAGAATTTGTAGTGTCCAGGTTAATATTATCGATTTGTTCTTGCAAAACGATATCGTTATCCAGAAGATCTTGTAAAGGTAAATTGTCTACTTGGTAGTAGTACGGATCTGCTGGGAGATAAAATCGAATATCTTCGTTAATTCTTGCCATTACATTAACCTATCAAATTCAAAGAGGTTGAGTGACCGTACCCCAGCTCCATAAGATGTGGTATTTTCCCCAGTTCCTCGTTCTCGTCCTTCTCCTCCGGAGTAAGACCCCCTCGAAGACCTGTATATTGAGACGCCATTTACTTTATCCTCAGACATATGCTTGGCGTTTTGCCAGACATTTGCAGCGGTTTCGTCAAAGAAGTTTCTAAGATACCCCTGCCACTCCATATTCAAAGGGGGTACAGGCATTGCAGGCATTGCATCTGTGTACAGATAAGCCTGGTCATAGTTACCCGCATCAGAAGTCGAATTCACCGCACTAAATCCTACCATCCTTGCTTGCATTGTAGCAACACCCAGATCTGGTGTCGCTGTTGGATGTCCCCATCCAAACACTCTTTGTGTCGACGAAAGTTGGTAAACTCCCCCAGGCATATCAGAATCACCGTTAATCTTTCTTCTAAAATCAGCACCTGCTAAATAATTCGTTTGGTGTGTCCAGTGGGTATAACCTGCTGCGTTAACTTGGTCAACGAATGATCCTCCAGAAAAAGAGGTACCGTTCCATCCATTATAATCGTCACCGTATCTTCCGCCAACCGATCCGCTGAGAGAGCTAACGTCATACATATGTTTCAAGTCGGACCTGTGCGAAAGCATCAGCCGGAAAATACCGCAATTATGATAGGCATTTCCTAGAGCGCCGTACGAAGTTCTTCTTCCCCCTTTCCCGTAATAATCTAGTGACACACCATTCCACCACTTTCCTCCAGGACCATGATAGTTTGTTCCGTCCGTACCACTTTCTCCAAGTGACCCCAATTCGGGATCGGCTCCATTTATCAAGCAGTTGCTCGCGTGAATCCTTGAAGTATCGGCAATATTCCAGATATGGATTCTACTGCCCATGCACGAAGTATCGGCGGAAAAAGGTGTGGTTTCATACGCACCACCGTCATATTCTTCAGAATACTTGCGTATTCTGTTAGTGGGTAATAATCCAGGGATGGCTCCACTAAAACCATCACCAATAACAGTAGGCGCTCCGATCTGGTTAGTTCCCGCAGTAAACGTGCCAAGACCACCTCCGAGGGGAAATACTTTATTTCCAGTAGGAATGGCGCCGTTATATATCGTAAGCCCCTGGTCATTAACCGCTGCTACACCCTTATTTGCGCCGTATCCTGAAATTCCGTTAAGAACATTAGTTTTATTCGCCGTTGTTCCAACTCTAGTCCTACCTCCTTTATAATTCTCAGTGACGGTTGCTCCTCCTGGGAGGTCTCCTCCTCCGGGAACTGGGACTCCTTCACTAGTTCCATCAGGTTCTTTTTTGGTGCCAATAACACCTGGGGGGTCTTCATTCCCCCCGCCGATGCCGTCGAAAGCATCATCAACAGATTCGCAACCACTTCCGTCAAGATGATAAAACGCACCTGAGACGGACGAGGGCGTCATGAAAGCGTAGAAGTTCACCAAGTTTACATCGACCTGACTTCCCCCAACGGCGCGAACAGCCATTCCTCCGGTAGTTCCATCATCATGCTTCCCAATGTCATAAATATACCTTTTAGTAACGTCAAATGCGTCGTTGTTGAAGGCATCTCCTGCGGCTAACGCCCCTCTTTGTTGGTCAGCAACACCACTTACGAAGGCGTTCGGGTAAAACTTTGCGTAACTACCCGAGGTTGATCTGGAGAACTGGTTATTTTGATCTCCAAGATAGGTGTCTGCGTACCCCGTAGCAAGAACGTCTACTGAATCTAGGACTTCACTGCCCCCCACCTTAATA